TTCTTTTTTATAGATCATGTCAAGGGTAATATACACTTTAGCTCTAACTTATCTAATAAAACTGTAACACTTAAATATCTAAGCGACTCAATGGGTACGCTAGACGAAATGGTTGTCCACAAGTACGCTGAAGAAGCTATGTATAAGTGTATAGCATATGCCTGTATCTCTTCTTTAGCAAATGTACAAGAGTATTTAGTCAGAAGAATCAAGAAAGAAAAGTGGGCATCTGTAAGAACTGCCAAGCTAAGGTTGTCAAACTTAAAAGTAGAAGAGCTTACTCAAGCACTAAGAGGTAAGTCTAAGCAAATAAAACACTAATATATGCCGGAAATTAAAAACAATTTCACATCGGGTAAAATGAATAAAGATCTCGATGAGAGATTATTACCTAAAAACGAATATAGAGATGCGTTGAATATTGACATTACTACAACGGAAGGTAGTGATGTTGGGTCAGCGCAAAATTCTTATGGTAACGTGAAAGTGTCTAGTTTGGGTATAACTGGTGCTAAGTGTATTGGTAGCGTTTTAAATCCTGAAAACCAAAAAATTATATGGTTTATTTCTGGTACTGATGTTGATGCTATTGCTGAATATGACCAAGCAACTCAAGTTATAAAACCTATTCTTGTGGACAACACGGTTATTACTACGGCAACTGTATCAAGCCATTCTACTGATTCAGCCACTGTTACAATATCATCCAACTCTAATATACAAGAAGGTTTTATAGTAGAAGGAGCTGGAGTTGAAGGTTTTGTAAAAGTTCAGAGTGTGGCAAGCGCAACAAGTATTGTTTTAGATATTCCGCAATCAGATATAGCAGACAGCACTACTTTAAAGTTTAAATCTCCATTTTTAAATTTCAATAACGAGAACTTAATAACAGGTGCCAACGTTTTAGACGGGATTTTGTTTTTTACAGATAATAATTCAGAACCTAAAAAAATAAATATTGATAGATTTAAAAAAGGCGGCGATAGTTCAAATCCTTTTTCTGTAACAACAAAATTTGTAGATGCTAATAACACTATCACTGCTCACAGCGTTATAGAAGAAGATATAACAGTTGTTAAGCAATATCCATTAAACGCGCCGGAATTAGAACTTTATAGAGATATAGCTGGTACTGGAGATCCTAGTTCTTGTACCGTTGTGGTTCCTGAAAATACTAGTAGAAGATCTAATGGTATTCCATTTGGTGCTGGTTCTACAGACTCTGTCGAATACTACAATACTCATTGGGTTAGAACAGTAGACGGTGCTGTGAGTAGTACAACTGTTCAGTTTAATAACTCCGATGACAGTTTAAGTGGTAGTGCTTATTGGAATAACGTTGAGGTTGGTATGACGTTTACTAATGGTTTGGGTGAAGTTACAACGGCTACAAAAACTTCTGGTGGTGCTGTTATTGGTGTTTCTGCCATAGACCATGTTAACCATAGGATAACGCTAACCGGCACGCCGGCTGGCCCAATATTAGATAATAGCGTTGTTGGTTTTAGATGGGCCTTGAGCACTTACCAAAATCATTCTTTTTGGAAATATGTAGATTCTAACGGTGTTAAAAAACTAAAGCCAGCTGGTACGATTTCAAATGGGCCGTTGGTTGTTAATGATCCAACAGGTCAAGACCCAAATGGTATAATTATAAAAGATATAAATAATATAAAAGTTAGGACTCAAAAATTAGTTTTTAATCCAAGACCTAATTTTATAGAGGGAGATATAGTTTCGTTAAAAGCGCCTAATACATCAACACAAGAAGGTGACGATGAAGTTACAATTAGAATAAAATTACTACAAGAAGATATTTGGAATGACCCTGTTCACTCGAATCAATATAGAAAAGTTTTTAACTTTAAAATACTTTCTATAGATAAAGATATACTTCATATGCCTGAAGAAGACCTTACTACGTGGTCAGCTAAAAGAGAAACAAGTACAGCTATATTTGAAGATAAATTCCCAAGATTTGCTTATAGGTGGAAGTACATAGATAATGAGTATTCTTGCGTGTCTGCTTTTTCAGAGGTAGCATTTTTACCAACTGATAGTGGTTATAAGTTTGACGCCGCTCAAGGAACTAACACTAATGTTCAGAATACTCTAGCTAAATGTGTGTTAAAAAACTTTGACACAATGCCAAAAGATGTTGTTAGCTTGGACATATTAATTAAGTTTTCAGATAGCCAAAGCATATATAAGTACAAAACACTAAAAGGTTCTGATTTAGAAACTCTAGATACTTTTGAAATAACTTCAGACCAAATCCACGCAATGCTTCCTAGTAATCAAATACTAAGACCTTACGATAACGTCCCAAAACTTGCCAAAGCTCAAGAAATAACAGCTAATAGACTTCTTTACGGTAATTATACTAATCAATATAATATAATACAAGAACCTAATTTTGAGTTAACAATGGAATCTCACTCCATAAGAGATGCAACTGCCATGAAATCTATAAAATCACTAAGAACGTATCAACTTGGGGTAACATTATTAGATAAGTTTGGTAGACAAACTCCAGTTTATTCACAAGCACAAAACTCCACTATAACGCCTAGCCAGGAACAAGCTCAAACAGCAAACGAATTTTTTGTTAATAACGACTTTTTATATCCAGAATGGACTACTCACATAAAGTATTGGATTAAAGAACCTAAAGGAGAGTATTATAATATAACTATGGATAGGGTTTATGAAGGAGAAAATGAAGAGTTTGTTTGGATTTCCTTACCATCAAGCGACGTTAATAAAGTTGAGGAAGGAGATACTATAGTGTTGAAAAAGGCTCATGACACAGGAAGTCCTATAAACTTTGACGACGTCTCAAAAACTATAAAGTATAACGTTATAGCAAAGGAAAGTCAAGCACCTAATTCTATAAAAATTAGAAAAAATTTAATTGGAAGATTAGAAAACCAATTATTTGGCACTTCTAGCTCGCCAACAACAGGTTATCCTGTAGAAGGCGGTATATTACTAAGATTAAGGGGTGATGGTGGTGTAGCGACAAGTGAAGCGTTGTCAAACATGGCTGATGCCACGTCTGCAGATAGATATATTAGAATAGGATCTTACCTGTTGAACACCGTGTCTAGATTTTACGAGGTCGAAAGTATTGTTAAAGTAGACGCAAATACTGACGCTGATTTTGAAGATAACGACGATTACTACGATATATTACTCAAAAAACCTTTTGACAGTGATATAAACTTTACAAAAGGAACCGCGGGCGGTAGTAGTTCTTACCAAGAGTATTTTGAACTTTTTGAACAAGAAGACAAAGATTTTGACGAAGAGTTTCAAGGTAGGTTTTTTATTAAAATATTAAAGGACGATTACTTAAGAGACTATGTCACAACTGTTATGGGGTCTGATGGTATAACATATGGTATAATATCAAGCCAAAAAATGTATTGGATTCAAAATGTTTATTCTTCTAACGATGGTAACGATGAAACTGGTCAGAATGGTAACGTTGCAAATAGTAACGCTTTAGGTTATATGGAGGCTGATTTTCTAAACACACAAGCCCACGCAATACCAAACGTTGGTGGTTGGGGTTATAACGCTTTTCCAGAGTATTTTATTAACAAAATAAACATGCCTGGCGCATCAAATAGCACCTCGGACAAAATAGTTTTTGATACTATAAGTGGTGCTGTGGAAGGGACTAATAGTTCTAATACGTACGGTACCGTGCTTAAAAGACATAGCGATGAAACATTGTTTGGTTATTTAGAAAATATAGACCCGGATGGTGATAACAGTTTAGAGATAGAACTTTTTGACACTCAAGGCACGTTTAACGACAACGATGACATTCGTTTTTACACAAAAAATAGGATCACAGATTGGGCAAATCTTACTAAAAAAGATGGAGACTACTCAAGTCCAGATGTAGTTGAGGGCGTTATGAGAAATGGCTACACTTATCAGGGTGAAACTTCTTTAAATATACAGTATTTAGGAAGAAATGTTGGTGCTCAAAGATGGGGAATTGATCAAGCCTGGAGTTGGGTTCAAAATGTACACAATGGATCTTCTTTATTGCCTAGTTGGGATAATAGACATTCTGGTTATGGATTCAAAGTAGGTTCTAAACATGTTAATTTTAGAATTTGGAACATCGGGCCTCAATTTAATTACCAAGGTGGCGGTTATGAATTTGGTGGTCCTAGTGGTCCAGCTAGACACCATATAACAGAAAACTTTACGTTATACCAAGCTTTGCAAAAAGTTGGGACAAAGTTTAGATGGGCAGACGATCCCACAGACACTGTTTACACCATAGTAAACTACAACCTTATTGACGTAAATAACTACACAACTACTGACGAAGGCAGTGATAGTGATTTCCAAAATAGAAACAATCAAGGTATTAAGTTTCACATAGTGTTAGATAAAGAAGTTGTTTGGTCACCTTGTCAAAGATATTATCCTTATAATAGTACAACGGCAAATCCTAATAAAATTTCACCAGCTTATGGTACAGCGGCTTCTTACGCAGAAACAAACACATCTGAACTTCAAATATTAGTACCGGTAAGTACAAAACAAACTTTCAATAGCACTAACCCTGCTGTTTTTGAAGTACAACCGAAAGACGGTAGTGATTTAAATCTTTATTTTGAAACTCCACAATGTTCTTTGGTTTTAAGAGATAACATGTTTATTGAAACGTCTGTTATAAAACCGGATGGAACTATAGACACTGGAGTTTTTGATGTTGGCAGTAAAATAAAAGTTATAAATTCAGGGCAAATGGATCCGGCTTTTTATATTCAAGGTGATGATCCTTGGGCTGAGCAGAACAAAACAGTTGAAGCTGGTTCTTATGTAACTATTTTTACAAAAGATGTTAATGGTAACGTTAAGTTTAAACAAAAGCTTTATATAAAAAACGACGTTCTCGCCCCACAAACGTCTCCGCCAGACAGTGGAGATGACGGGGGAAGTTTCACCGCGGTTGCAAGAAATAATTTTTATTACAAAGTACCCCTAAACTGGTTTAATTGTTACTCTTATGGTAATGGCGTTGAATCAAATAGAATACTTGACGCTTTTAATGCTCCAACTATAGACAATGGACCAAGAGTGTCGACAACTTTTGAAGGACAATATGAAGAGGAGACAAAACCTAATGGAATAATATTTTCAGGGATATACAATGGCGCTAGCTCTATAAACAATCTAAACCAGTTTATAATGGCAGAGGGTATAACAAAAGATTTAAACCCTTCTTATGGTTCTATACAAAAGCTTTTTACAAGAAACACAAACGTTATAGCGTTCTGTGAAAATAAAACTTTAAAAATACTTGCTAATAAAGACGCTCTATTTAATGCTGATGGAACTACAAACGTTACATCAACAACGCAAGTTTTGGGTCAAACAGTACCATTTGCTGGTGAGTTTGGTATATCTAAAAACCCAGAGTCTTTTGCTAGCTATGGCTATAGAGTTTATTATACTGATAAAAATAGAAATTCAGTATTAAGGCTTTCGGCTGATGGTATAACAAATATATCAAACAAAGGGATGTCTGTGTTTTTTAAAGATAATTTATCAAACGCTAGCGATATTATTGGTAGTTACGATGAAGACAAAGACACTTACAATCTAACGCTAAACGGCAAAACAATAAGCTTTTCAGAGCGAGTTGGGGGTTGGACTAGTTTAAAATCATTTTTACCTGAAAACGGTTTCTCTGTAAGTGGTGACTATTATACTATTTTTGAAGGAGAGCTTTACCAGCACAATCAAAACTTATTAAGAAACTTTTTCTATGGAACTCAATATGAATCTTCTGTAAAACTTATATTTAACGACGAGCCTTCTTTAATTAAAAACTTTAATACATTAAATTACGAAGGAACTACGTCTAGAATATATAGTAATGATGACGACAATGTCGCTTTGATCACTAGCGGTTGGTACGCAAGCTCTGTTGAGACAGACCAACAGTCTGGTCAAGTTATTGAATTTAAAGAAAAAGAAGGGAAGTGGTTTAATAATATC